GTCGATTTAACCTGCCACTTCTCCGCAACGACCTTACGGTCGCCTAGGAGGGCGGCAGCATACCCAGCGTTTGGCTCTACCCGTACCTTGTAAGGTCGGTATATCGCTACGCGCTGTTCCCACGCTTGAACGAACTTGTTCCAGCGAACCATGTTCAGAGATTTCAACTTCTCCAAGGAGGTCCACCAGCAGGCTGTATCGTCCGACGTCGGAAGCCCCATAACAATTGGGCGCCCCCGGTGAGCGTGATAAGCCAACTTTACTATACCAGCGTTGTCAAACCGAGGATCAACCCGGTTGACTAGTCGATACAGATCAGTCGGCCTCAGAAATGCCATCTCTCTCAAATAGAGGGGGACGACACGGTCATCGGCCCAATAGTCCTCGCCGCAACTCTCACGGAATGGTCCAAAGACTGCTGACTTCTCGGTGTTAACCTTGAAGCCAGCATAACTGAGGATTTCAATGAGCAATGCAGCCGTTCCACGCCGCAGGCAGATATCATCGCCGTAAACGTGCAACGTACCCTCGCTAGAGGATAGAGAACCACACGCCTTCGCTAAAGCCCAAAAAAGTAAGGACTCCAGCGAGAACGTGTAACCGTTGCCCATCGAACTCCATTTCTGAAATTCAACGGGTTCACCTCTCCCAAGTTTGTAATTCTTACTCCTCAAGGCATCGAGGAATTCAAACCACGTAGTAGGAAGGAGGCGCTCAACAAGACCTCGGGAAATAGAATCCGAGGCAGAGCTTAGATCCAGTGTCACAATTGGATCCGCGTCTTGCCACCTGGCCGCGCCGTGTTTAGCGGCGCGTTGGTTTGCACTCTGGTCCCTCAAGTCCACCCCCACCGCCCGAAGGCGGCGGCAGATGTACTCATGGGTACCCAGTTGCAGGCACATGTTAAGATGGGGTTCAACGGCAATCGTCCGCATTGTGGTCGCGTCTTTAGGGACGAAACCTATGCGATTCGAGAGCGTCTTCTCGTACGGAACGTGGACGACTTTGTTAGCCCAATCCACACTGGCATGAAGCTTAAGCCAATGCGGACTGGTTTCCACCAGCATGCGTGCATAAGGGGTACACTCCTCAGTACACACTAACTGGGTCTCTTGCCCGAGTTTAAACGGGAGAGTAACAAAGTCTCTTTTATTAGTTCCGATAGCGATACCACCACCAGGACGAGAAAAGTCAAGGATATGCTCGAGAGTTGATTCGGAAAAATTTCCGAGGACCTCAGAGATCAGACCCCTTGCCCGAGAGAGAATAACCCTGTAAAGGGGATTTTCCCTGTCCGGGTACCTCCAGTAGAACCGGAGGCGACGATTAGAGCGAGCGCAAGCCCGCTCAGCTGAGATAAATTTCTTCTCAGCCTCACTACGTTTCTGCTTAGTGTCACCTTTCAAGGATGACTTAAGGAAGTAAGCCCGGAATTGGGCCCACACGTAGTACTCCTGACTCGATCCGAACTCGGATCTAGGAACGGAGTCGGCAGCCTCCTTCGCAAGCTTCGGATACCCAGCCTCAAAGAGGTTAAGGCACCCGTTAGCAACAACGAGGAGCTGTTTCGACATGTTCTGCGTGGCAAAGACTCTCGCTACGTCCAACGGACGCAGTGAGGTTGCTGCGTTATTCCAGTTTTCTAAGCTGGCGAGCATCGTTTGATTCCCTATAATGGGTGATGATAACGAGTGTGACAAGAGCCCCTAACGTTTTATTGTTAGGCGACCACCGCAAAGATCCCCGAAGCTGCCAACATCCGGTACATGATCATCATGAAAGAGGCCAAGGCCACCAGCATGAGGGTCCCTGTAACGACAATGCTGAACATCCAGAGGATCTTCACATATTCCCCGGAGTCCATTTAGGTCACCGGGAGAATACCCTTCTTCACCATATCGGGGAAGGAGGAGTGGTAGACGACGGCGCGGAGGCGAGCGATAAGCTCGTCCACGAGGCTTTCCGGCTGGGAGAGATCCCACGTGACGCCAAGATTGGCGACCACGGTGCCGGGAGTCACGGAGCAGCAACCTTCCTCAGCCAAACGGCTGGCGAAAGTGATTTTCACGCCCGTCTTAGCGGTACCCGGTTTTACTGCACCGGGATTGCCACCGGAAACCGAAAATTCCACGGTTTCTGGCTCGAGCCGGGTATGACCCGGACCGACGTACGAACTCCGACCTGGCAGGATTCCTGCCGGAGTGAGCGCAACGCTGCTACCACCGGTTAGGGTGGCACCTTCTGTGATATTCACAGATGTTTCCTTGGTTGTTACCTACGGCCAAGCGTGCTGCCCACCTTCCCCTTGCCTCTGAGGAAAATAGTCAACAAGTCTATGACCTTCGGTATTGAAAGCCGCGGTATAAGCGGCGGGAAGGGAACTGTGGTAGGCTCCCTAGTGTATGAGTCGACTATAACGGTCTTCCTTGCTCCTGATTGGCCTCCAGATACACCGGAACCAATCCCTTGCTCGGAATACGTTTGAATGTATGTGTACTTGGAGCGAACCCCAAGTGCAATACCGAGATAGTCACCGCTCAATTGCGGTTGGAGAGTTTGAACCCAGGCCCCTATATCGACAAACCAGTCGATGATAAATGAATACGGGGTAAGTTCCCAGGCCGTGACAAGAGGATTGAACTGGAAGGCGGCCGACGTCGGGTTACTGTACTTGACGTAAGCCATCCCATGATAAGTCCTCTCAATTACGATCGATTCACTGAACGTATATTCCATACCTGGCTCGTATAAACCCGAGTTATTGTATGTGTCAGTTAACGTCTCCGGGCCCGAACGACCTTTGCCTCTAATAATAGTGGTGCCTTTGAGTAGAGTTTCCATCGCCTTTTTGGCCGAGTAGAAATCATACACCATCGGACGCACACCATATCGACCCAGCAACCAGAGATCGGAAAATTGATCCCAGGCTCTGCGAGGGTCACCCTTGAACTTCTTCAGACGTCGGGGATGGCGAACTTTCCTTGCAAGATCTGCAAGGTAGCGCGCTTCCT